TTGTTATGAAATAATTATTATCGGACGGCCTCATCATATATTCTTGAGGTTTAATTATATCTACATCTTTACCAAAAAGAACTTTAAATAAAATTTTAAAAGAAGTGTCAGTTCCTTTTGAGATATAAAAATCCTTTGCTTTTGATAGAATGTTTTGAATTGAAATTCCAGAAGTAAAATTTCTTTCTTCAAATCCTGGTAAAAATTGAGTTTTAAATTTTTTAAAGATTTCAAAAAAGAAAAGATAATTTAAATTTTTAATTGTTGTTCCTTCAGAATGATCTTCCGCAAATGTTTTGGTGAAAGTTAAAAAATTGGGATTATTATTCTTTTCGAAACTTTTAATACCACTAAATCCACGTATACATCCGAGAAAAGAATTTGTTGTTTTTTCTGTATATGTGATTATTTCATTATCAATTTTTAGTAATCCATACTTATCTGGATATCCAATTGTATGAGACACCGGAATAGTATCATCAAACGATAAGATTGAAGAAGTTAATTTTGAAGGCAATTGAGAATCAATTAAATTTTCATTATTAATATTTTCAATACTTTTGTATTTTATTAAATTTGTTGATAAATCTACAACTCCAGTTTGATGTTCTTGTGAAATATAATATTGCTCTAAAAATTCTTTGAATAATGGTGATTCCTCATTTAAAAATTCTGGAATTTGTGAATCTAAAATTTGATTGATTTTAACTCTTTTGATTTCAGACATCTATCTTGTGTACGATCTGTTTTAGTAACTTGATGTTGGAGTGTATTGAGATGTTGGAGTGTATTGAGTTGCTGGAGTATTTTCTCCAGATCCAATCACATCTTCTATAGTATTTACCACAACATTAGACATATCTACTTGTAAATATAAGTCTTTTGATGCAGTTACGCCATTTCTTGTATACAATCCGTTTGAGTAACTTGATGTTGGAGTGTGTTGAGTTGCTGAAGTATTTTCTCCAGATTCAATCACATCTTCTATAATATCTACCACAACATTAGACGTATCTACTTGTAAATATAGGTCTTTTAATGCAACTACGTCATTTGAATCTGGAATTGCCTCAATTTGAATGACTCCAGATTTAAGAACTGTAGAAGTGATGTTAATTGCACTTAATGTTATTTCTCCTTTTTTATAATCAATTTTTCCTGCATCTTTTTTTACAATTACAGGATCATTATTTTCCAACTTAAAGAATACGACAGTACCTGAAGATTCTGAAATTGGATTATCAGTAATATATAAAGTTTCTGTTTTTTTGTTGATTTCAAATCCTGAAGATTTTATATTAAATCCTAAAGATTTTTTATTATATTTATTTATTTTTTGGTGAAATTTATTACCAAAACATAATTCGTAAGATGCAAATGTATCAAATTTTGGTTGTAAATCTCTTCTCATTTTAACTTTTGTGATATTAGATGTAATCGATTTGTTTGTTTTGTCAATTAATGCACTCACTTTACTGTATTTAAATCTCCCACCAAAACTATTCACATCTGTAGATTTTGAATAAACATTTAGAGTATTGATAATCTGATTCCGAAGTGCGATTGGATCTGAGGTAAGAGATGCATTATAATAAGATGTTGTATTTAATTCTACATAAAGATATTTTAAATCTATAATCTCTGGTTTGATTCCAGCAATACTATATTGTTTTAGTTTTTTCTTAATTTCATTTTTAGTTATTTGAGATAAAAAATTTCCAGTTTTTGGTTTAATAGAAATAAACACTTTTCCATATTCTGGTGGATCCAATTCATCTCCACCATAAGCAGATACAGACTCCACATTGCCATAAAGATCTCGAATCAATGCTCTATAATCATTTGCCGTAACTGCTCTGTATTGAGACGAATAAATTCTTGGTGCAAGATATTTGATTGAATCTATTGATTGGATGTCATCACCATCGTGTGAGGATAAAATAGTTGTTAACAGAGAAACTCCAGATGTGATATTGGTTCCATTATTATCTACTAAATTTCCAGAAAATGTAAAATTAGATGCTCCGTTCGCAGATTTTCCATTCGTTACAATATAAGAAACATTTATTTTACTACCATTTGTTGGTTTCTTTCCAAATAAATTGTCGCCAAAAAGAATTTCATATTTTTCATCATCAATTTCTTGTATTAAAAATATTTTAGAATTTTTATCGATATTAAAAATGTTTTTATAAAGTTGATATTTTTCAGTTGATGTTGAAGTTACATTTACAACAATTGTATCAGTATCAATATTTGGATTATCTAAAATATATTTTTCATTTGGTTGACTATTATCTACTGTAAATGATTTGGTTAAATATGATCCCTCATAAATTAATAAATCATTAAAATTTGCAACACCAAAATTATCAACAGTTTTAGTTACATCTGATGGAATTGAAAATATATAATTACCAGATTGTAAAGCACCCAATGCAACAATTCCAGCTTTTAGTGTAACTGTTTTTGAATTTAAATTTGCGGTATTTACGGTAAATGATATTTTTGATTTTGCTGATTTTTTTGAACGAGGAACAAAACCAATATTTCTTGCAAGAGATACTACATTTTCTCTGAGTGTTGCTGAATCTATAAAAGATTCATTTATTTGCATATTAGTATTATATGCAGTAATATAACTGTTATATGCTAAAATATCTATTAAAATTGAAAAATTAGATCCTTCAAAATCAAAATCAGTAAAATCACTATTTGCTCTCAGATAATCTTTAATCTGAGAACGTAAATCGTTAAAATCTAAATTTGTAAATTGATTGAACGACATTATATTCTAGTTGGTTGTAAAATAAATTCTATGTTTTGAGTCGGAAAGGGAGCACCAACAATATTATAAGAAATACTAATATTTAAATCATTACTATCTAATTCTGATTCAACTTTTATGCTATTTATTTTAATTCTGTATTCATAGTTATTAAGTAAATTTTCAATCTCTTGCTCTAAAAATATAAATTGTTCTGAATTTTGAATTTCAAAAAGAGATTTTTCAACTGATGTTCCGAGCAAATTGTTAAAAAATCTTTCTCCAATATGAGTTCTCACTAAATTAGTTACAGATTTTTTAATTGCATTTTCATTCTTAAGAATAATCAAATCATTAGTAACTGGATGTTTCGTAAAAGATAAACTAATATCTTTAAAACTACGAGAAATTGTTACTGCCATTCATTTGTTTTGTTCTTTATATATCTATATTACTTTTTATCGCATTTTTCCATAAGATGGCTCAGTTCCATACTCCCAATCATCATAATCTTCATCATTGCGAATTTTTTTGTGAAGTTCATTTTGAATCAAAAAATCGTGTTTTTTTGGTGTCAAATTATCATTTACAATTTCACGAAGCATTTTTGGAGGTGTTACTGAATAATCTGTGATTAATTTTGTAGTTCCCCACATTTTTTTCATATAATTGAGGTCTCTGTCAACGGGTAAATTGGACATTTTATTTCCTGTTTTAATGAATAAAACAGAACTTTTATAAAGGAGGTTGCTATCTCCTTGTTTCTATTTAACGTTCAACTTCACGCAAAGAATACGAGTCGGAATTAAGGTATTTAAGTATTTCTAGAGCGATCAAACGTGGATTTCCTTCTCCACAAGTGTAAATATCAACTGCCACACACCTATTTTCTGGCCAAGTATGACAAGAAACATGACTTTCTGCCAATGCAATGACAACTGTACATCCCTGTGGAAAAAAACAATGCGAAAATGTGTTCAGAATCGTCATTTTAGTACGATTAATCCCACGAATCATTGCATTTTGAATCGATTGTACGTCATTGATTGTCTTAAAATCAACCTCATATACCTCTAATAGCAGGTGTCTACCCATTGAAATGGTTTTCAACTTAATTTTTATAAAAATTTATTTATTTTGTTTTTCTTCTGGGGTTTTCCAGAAATATTCATCACAATCACCTAGTCTACCACATTTCACACCATTTTCGACCTGATAGTATCGTGTAGATACCTTAAAATCGGGTGTTTTTGGTTCATTAGGAGTTAAACTGTTGTCATAGATACGTATTCTATTATTGGGATATAGTGCAAATTGACCATTTTGCAATTCAATCAGATTATGTGACTTGTGTTCTGCTGGATTTTCACTCGTTGCATAATCAATTACATCAGGATCTTGATGATAATTATCTAAAGTACAAATATATACACCTTTTTGAGTTCCAAAGTCGCGTGTATAACACTCATAATCCATAGATCCAATAAACTGTTTTTGAACTGCAACGACTCCATAATCCATACAATTCCAGAATTGTAGGTTAGGTAGATCTAAGTCAGGAATAGGTGTCTTAGGACTTGATACAAAGGCACTAATTGGCAACTTATCATACATTGCAGCATATTCTGGTAAATATGTCTCAAAATAAAAAACACGTCCAGGCATTGATTTAGCCGATACCCAAACACCTTTAACAAATTCACCCCATCCACTTTGATGATCAGTTAGATATTCTTTACGAACCCAGACTTCTTGTGAAGGAAGATTAGCAATTAAACAAGACATGTAATTATTCTTATTTTAACTATTTACAATTTTTGCCATTTAATATCTTACAAACAATTAAAGACATCTCAAAGAAGAGATGCCTTTAAAAAATCATTTACCTTGACCTCTATATTTTTTACGAGCATTATTACAACTTGTTTTTGAATATTTAGTATTTCTTCCTTCACCTTGATTTGTATTTTTTGGTTTACTTTCAATTTTTGCTTCTTTTTTATTTACAGACATTTTTTATTTTTTCCTTTTGTGATTAATAAACGGTTTTTGACGAGATTTTTATAAGAATTATAAGAACTATAAGAACTATAAGAATTATAAGAACTTATAGTTTAATCCTATGAAAGAGATTGAGATCGTTCTGAGAGAAGTTTATGTATATTTTTCTCTCAAATCACTCTTGTCTTTTCATGTCCTACACGAATCTTTGGATCACACCAAATTTCAAATCCTGCCTCTTTTGCATCAAGACAAAAACTTACATCTTCTCCACACATATCTTGAACTTCACCTGATTCAAATACTTGCATTTTTGGCGCAAACCAAGGATATTCTAATTTTTCAAATACACCATGTTTAATTAAAATCCATCCAAATCCACTATAATCAACAGTAAAGGGCTTACGACGCTTACTTATAGATTCTAAGGTTTCATGATTCATAACACCACCATTTCCTCTAAAATCCTCCTCATCTAACCAATGGGCGACTGATGTAGTATGACCATCCTCCGTACAATACCAACCTGCTGCAATGTCTTTATCCATTGCTATAAGACGATAAAACTTTTCGGTATCAAATACAATATCACTATCAATCCATAATTGATAATCATATTTTAATTTTCCATCCCATGGTATTTGCTTAGGTCCTCTGAGTACATTTGCACCAAGACACTTACAACGAGCAAAGTTTACCATTGATGAGTAGTCTTGTGAAATTTGAATACTTGCACCAGATTGAACAAGATCAAAACATAACTGAACAAAACTTTTTAAAAATGTATAAGAAACTCCTCGTCCTGGAAGACAAAACACAATTGATTTTCCTTGTATTCTTTTTTTTGTTTCTTCTAAATTAAATTCATCTGAAGATGATGAACTTTTTGGTGCCGCAGCTTTTACAGTAAATCCTTTTGCCATAAAAAATTTAAATTCCAACGTTTACATTTTACCACCACAATTCAATTATTGCAAGGTGGATTTGATTTATTTAGAATAATTTCAATATCACTATCATTACCACCAGAAGTCCATACAAGACCTCTGATGAGATTTAAATTTTTAGTCAAATCATCCTGAGGAATTTGACTTAAAACATTTATTCCTTTCACTTCAATATTATAAGTATTCATCCTCTTCAATTTTTCGAAGTAATTCTAGTAATTCTTCTTTAATCGAATTATTGATTACTATTATTTTATCAGTATCTAATCTATGTTGAATTGTATCAATCAACAAATCTTTTTCAAATTCATCAAATTCTAATTTCATTTTTTTATATATTTATATTCAAAAAGTATATATACACAAATGTTTTTGTGGCAATTTTTTCCTGGGGAATTTTTTTTAATAAGAAAGTAATCATTTTTTAGATTTGAAATGGACTCGTATATACTCTCTCGTTTTTGGTTCGTTGTAGGTTAGGGTAGTTTAGTGTTTTTATATCCAGGGGCATCGGTTTATAAAAACAAACAAACAACGCAGAATATAACTGTCAAACAGCACTGTATAATACTTTATAGCATCTATAAAATGTTTGTTTTTATACATTATTGCTTTTATATAATATAAAACCCTTACCCGGGTATAAGAATCTGATAGCACTGTATAATACTTTATAACATCTATAAAATGTTT